GCAAAGATTGCTCCGTCTGGATTGGATAGATATACAAAATGCCCTGCATCTCCCAAAGCATCAGAAGGTTATCCTTCTAGCAGTAGTGATGCTTCTCGCATTGGTAGTGTAGTACACGAAATGAATGAAATGAGATTACAAGGTAGATTTGAAGGTGTCGATTACAAAGAGTATTGGTTAAACAGAGAAGTAGAATTTGAAGGTCATACAGTTAAGGTAGATGCAGAAATGATTGAAGCGTCTAATACATATTGTGAATATGTAGTGCAAAGAAAAAATGAAGAAAAAAAATCAAAACTTTATATTGAAGAAAGATTAGACGGACATGAAATACACCCGGACTTATGGGGAACAACAGATATTTTGATAGTACAAAAAGACAAAATAATTATTATTGACTATAAGAATGGTAAATATCCGGTAGAAGTAGAAAATAATTTACAACTAAGAGCTTATGCTCTTATGGCTTTATCAAAGTATTCAGAAAAAACAAAAGTAGAAATGGTTATAGTGCAACCTAGAGCATGGCACAAAGACGGACCAATAAGATCTACAGAGATTTCTTCTGAAAATTTAGTAAATTGGGCGTTTGATTGGTTAAAACCAAAAATAGATGCCTGTTTTGAAGATGAACCTGTTTTTGTGGCCGGAGAGCATTGTATCTTTTGTCCGCATAAACTTAATTGTGATACTCACAAAGAGTATCTACTTAGTGAGGAGTACATTGAGCGAAAAAAACAACGAACTAAAAGAGCAATCTACAACAGATAGCGAAGAAAAACCTTACCTGTCTTATGAACAGGACGGAGTAAAAAAGAATATCTACAAAAGCAATTTAGTAGATGCTGAGCTAGAGATTACAGTCAAAGGTAATCAGTTAGCTTTAGCTGAGATTTGTGCCTGGACTATCAATGGTTTGGCACAACTTGAGCAAGACTCGGAACAAATTACACAAGCAAGAAAGATTGAACAACTTACGCAGTTAAAACAATCTTTTGAGTTTCTGCGTAATTATTCATTTGAGTTATTAAGAGTAACATTAGAAAAAGGAGAAAAAAATGACAATTAAAGCAATTAGAAAAGGAGCTAGTAAAAAACCTATGCGTATGGCTATATACGGACCTGCCGCAATCGGTAAGACATCTGCTGTTTGTGAAATGCCAGATCCAATGATACTGACATTGGAAGAAGGTCTAATTACACAGACAGACACTAACATTTGGAATACAGAACCCATTGAAAGTTTTACAGAGTTTGTAGAATACCTAGAAGAAATAATCAATAATGATGATTACAAAAGCAGAAAAACTTTAGCGATTGACTCTTTAGATTGGCTAGAAACTCTCATTGAAAAATATGTATCAGATAAAGACGGCAAAGAGTCTATATCTGATTTTGAATGGGGGACAGGTTATTCAAAAGCAAAAGAAACATTGACACAAGTGTTTGACCTTTTAGATCAGATTAGAGATAAAAGAAAAATGCGTGTGGTTTTTATATGTCATGTCAAAGAAGACCGAAAAGAAAAACCAGGACTAAAAGATTATCAAAAATACGAGCTTAAACTTAGGACCGGCTTTGGAGAAAAAGTTAAAGAATATTTAGATATGGTTTTGTTTTATAACTACAAATTTGGAGAAGTTAAAACACAAGACGATAAAGGATCTCTCAAAACAAAAGTTACACAATCTAAAGAAAGATATTTCTTTACAGAAGATTGTATAAGTTATTTTGCAAAAAATAGATATAACTTACCCCCAGAAATAAAAGTCGAAAAAGGTAAGGTGTGGAAAACTTTAGAGCAAGAACTTAAAACTGCATTGGCCGGAGATCAAAATGGTTGAGCCAAACAAAAGAAGTAAATTACCTTCTTATGAAGGGTATGACCGAATACTCGACAGAGTAAAAGGAATCATTAAAGAAAAAATTGGATCTAGCGATCTACTAGATAAGGCATTGATGAAATGTCTGCTAGAAATAGAAGACTTAGAAACAGAAATTTCTGAAACTCTAAGCGGTAGATTTGAATTTTTTGATAACAACGAAGAACATTAGTAAAAAGCGAGGTAAATATGACTAATTTCAAAAACTTAATAGAACAGGCGGGAGAAGAAAATGCTTCTATGTCTGATTTTGTAGAATATCCAGAAGGTAGATACTTGATAAATTTTGTCCAAGCAGATGAAATTACAGACTTTGTATCTAAATCAGGTAAAACTTATGACGCTACTGATATAGAGTTTCATGTAGAAGGTTGGGAAAATAAGACTCTTAAATCAAGATACTTTACTGCCTATGACAAGGAAAATTCTGGAGAAGATAAACTTCATAAGGCGGCCTTGAGTGGTACTATGAAATTGCAAAATATTCTTATGGCTATGGGCGTGAAACCAGAAGACTTTCCGGAGAGCATAGAGCAGTTTAATCAAGTGTTGCAAGGTAAAAGTGCTACTTGTCTTTTGAAAAAAAGAGAATACGAAAGCAACGGACAAAAAAAATCTACATTGGATCTTGACGAAGATTTTGCAGGACAAAATTGGAAAGTTGTCGGGGAAGAAAAACATATAGATATTTCAAATCTTGGATCTTTTGAAGAAGAAAAAATTGAGAAAAAAGAAGAAGCTCCTGCTCCTGTAGAAACAAAGACTGAGGAGTTTGACGAAGAAATTCCTTTTTAAATCTTGTTTGATATAAAAAACAACAGGCCTTCTTTATGTGCCTGTTGTTTAAAACCTTCTGGAGCAATTTTATTGCAAATAGATGATAAGTATTATGGTGTCTGTAATAACGGACACCATACAGAAGAAATTAAAACAAGAGTGAAAAACAAAATGGAAATAACCAGGCAGTCTAACTTAAATTATAAAAGTGTTGATTATGCAGTAGCGGAAGTAAAGTCATTGTATCAACAGTTGGCGAAAAAAAATAAAACATACGAGCTTCATAAGTGGGAAGGAGAAGAAAGAAAAAAATTTTTTAGAACACTAATTCTCTGTTATCTTGATTGCGAGAAAGCAAAAGCAAGTAATGGAGTAGATAGTGGCTAATTACAAACAGCTCTTTGAAAAGAGAAAATCAAAAGAAAAAAAACTTACACAACAAAAAGCAGATATATCTGATCTTATAAAACAGATGAACGCTGACGGATTGTTAGTGGATAGCATTGATACTTCTGGCGGGATTGTAAGAGTTCCGGTAAAAGCTACAGCTATATCAAGAAATGATAAAACTTCTACCGGAGAAAAATCTGGTTGGTATTTTTTTCATCAAAATAATGAACATTGGATTTCTGTATATGGTAATTGGAGAACAAATCAACAATGGAAATTTTACAGCAATTCTATAAAAGAGCTTTCTCCGGAACAGCAAACAGAATTAAATAAAGAAATAGAAATAAATCTGCAAAGGGCCAAGAAAGAAAGGGAGAAAAAGAATACTGAAGTTGCGAAGGAATGTGAGAGAATTTTTGAAAGTTCTAAAATAGTTAATGAGCATGAATACCTATCAAGTAAAGGGTTAAAAAATAATTATGGATTGACAGAAATGAACGGATCACTTCTTTGTCCGGTGTATTCTACACAAAACACAAAAAAAGAATTAAGGAGTCTGCAATATATAACAACAGAGTCTAAGCGTTTTGCTTCTTCTTCTGAGGTTAAGTCTGGAATATATACAGTAGGCATAGGTTGGAACGATTGGTCCAATATAAAAACTATAGCGGTTACGGAAGGTTTAGCTACTTGTCTAAGTGTTTATGAAAGTACGGGCCTTCCAACAATATGCGTGTTTTCTGCAAATTTTGGATTAGTAGCTCTTGAGAACATTAGGAAGTTTTGTAATGCGGAGTTCTTAATCTGCTTTGACCATGACCAAAATGGCGTAGGACAGGCAAAAGCTAAAGAGATTTGTGCTTCACTTAGCTCTTGCTTGATAAGAATACCTAGTAAAGTGGGGGATTATAATGACTTGTACCAGGAAGAAGGGCCTAATGCAGTAAAAAGTGAAATCCTCAGTAAAGGTTATAAGTTTTCACAATACTCAATAAAAAACTTTGTAGGTACTCCGCCGCCTAGAAGGTGGTTAGTAGATCAAAGTTTAGAGCTATCTAAAATATCCTTGTTATGTTCTATAGGTGGTATAGGTAAATCTGGAATAACTTTGAAGGCCTGTTTAGACATAAATCAAGGGAATGGTAATTTTCTAGGTAATAAAATTATGGATAAGGGTAATTGTATTATCTTGTCTAGTGAAGATGATACTGACGAAGTTAGAAGGAGAATAGCGTTATTAGATAAAGATAACAGAAGATTTGAAACTGAACATGACACCTTTGTTATGTGTACTAGCGAAATGGGTAAGCCATTAACATT